TCGATGAAGCGGTATCTACAAATTGTTTACCAGTATCAACTGCTTGATTAAATGTTGTTTCCAACCATCCAAGGGGCGTTTTCTTATACTGTTCTGCATACTCATTAGCTTTTTCTTGTAATTCTGCTATTCTGGTATTATGGAGTTCCATAATATACTTATAGCCTTCTAAATCTTCTTTCTCCTCATCTGTCAGTTCTCGGCGTTCACTTATCGCTTCTAATCGTTCAATTTGTTCACGATCAAAATTGGCCGCCGATCCACTCCATGAACCAGGATCATAATCACTATAATCCGTCCAATCTTGAGCATTCTGCCATCTAGCACGAGCATCGATTCCAAGACCCTCACTGATGCCATTCATTGCTTTTTCCAATATGTTTGAAGATGTTTTGGAACGAAGCGCCGCATGAGGTTTTACGTCGAATGTTCTTCTCTCTTTCGGTTTGGACGGATCGGGGTTTATTTCATATCGTTCTTTACCTGCTGGGGTAAGACGGCCATCTTCATACTGAAATCTCCGAACGCCCCATTTTTGTCCCGGTATTCCATGGTGTTCTAAGTAGTCATATGATGGAATCCACATTATTCAAACGCCTCCTTGTTAAGTTTGTAAGCTACGAAGGCGTCCATCATAGCGGCCACGGGGTCGATTTTCTGTTCGCGCTTCTTTTTCAAAAGTTTACGGTTTCCGTTGTTGTCTTCTATAGTAATAGCGTTACCCATAGCGAACGTCATTGCTGATTCATCATGCAATAACATTCCGGATTCTGCTAGATTCTTAAGTTCTCCCAATGGGACTGATTCTGTTTGAACGCCCTGTCGTACTTTCTCGACTCCATATGGTCCGTTTTCACGACACCAACGCTCAACAAATTCTTTAGCATTATAAGGGTCAAATCCAAAGCTACGGACGTCGTATTCACAAGCCATAATGTGCTGATCCAAGTCGTCGTATACCTGTTCCAAATCCAGAATACTGCCCTCGAGCACGATCAGTGTTCCTTCTGCCATGAATTCTTCGTATTTATGACGCATGGCCGGTGGAAGCTTCGATAGGGTTAGGGATGTGATGTAATTCCTAGTCTTAACAGCAAAACATCCGTCACCAAGCGGGAATAGAAATGTGAAGGCACAGAAGTCGTCACCCATTGATAAGTCTGCCCCGAGAGAACAGGGCATATTCCAATAAGATCTATGGCCGCCACATGGACATGTTTCCTCGTATGTAAAGAAGTATGTAAAACCCTCCATTGGAATGTCAAATCTTTTTGCTAAAATATCATTTCTAGCCGCTGGGACTCGTTCTGCACGTTCTACATCTAGCTGGTATGCTTCGTACTGAACTGTTTTTCCAATATTCGGGTTTGCTTTAACCCACATTGCCGGATTGTTAATCTCGTCCAATGTATCAAGCTTGTAATACCAAATAGAAACGTGAGGGTTTACATATACTCCGTTAAGAATGTCCATAAGCTCCATTTTGACCTCATCGCCGCTCCCGTTACGGACTGTTCCCTCTGAAGAAACAGCAAGGATCAAGTAATCATCGAGTTTGGACGCGCCCTGTTCAACAGCGCCTATAACATCTTCTCTTATGTCGCCTGATAGCCATTCGTCTACCGATGCGACTTTACATCTAAGACCCTGAAGTTTGTCTATGCTCATTGGTCTGATTTCAAGAAGCGATCCTGTAATAAAATTTTCAATTCCTTTTTTAGTGGAAGCTAATTTTTGCCGATTGGCTCTGGATCCGGTTGTGTTCTGAAGCGAACCCTCGGTAAGAAATTTGAAATACGGGCCTCTTGCTCGGGTGATGGAAGTTCTTATTGGTGACATAACTTCTTCTGCCTGCTTCATTGTAGGAGCCGTTGTGATTTGATGGGTCGTGCTTGGATCTATGTTTAAGAAAAAGTTCTGTATGCAAGAAACATACATCGATTTGGCTGCGCCTCGACCGACGATAAGGTACTGCTTATTGATTAGACGCTTCTTAATAAGTTTTGTCTCATAATGGCCACCTCTATCATCGGGAACGTAGACGCTTCGCTCGACGAAATAGTACCATCCGAATATTTGCTCCGCCCAAAGTTTGAATGTGTCTAATAACTTTAAATCTTCGCCGTCGGTTAGGGTTAATTCTTTTTCGCAGAAGGCTATGAATCCATTGATAGCTTCGTCGTCGTAATAAACGCTGTCGTTTGCTATCAAAGCATCGATACGATTCATTTCGAGAGAGATTTCATTACATACTGGGATTTCGCCTCTTAACACACGATCTCTAAATTGTCCATAATAGATCGGTGTTGCCGTGTTGGATAACATTACTTATACTTATTTCGCAGCAAGGTCCATTGATCAACTAAAGTTGAAACAGGATCACTTCCTTTAGCACTAACAAATCTAGCTCCAGTCGACCTAGAAACTGCGTTTTTCATTAATGCTGAAGTGTATGTACTGCTAGTATTTTTAATATTGTTTGCGAGCCATGAATCAGCGTTAAACCCAGAACTCGAAGATGCTTTTGGAGTAGTGATCTTTGACAACGATGATTTACTACCTGATGAAATAGAAGGGGGTTTGACTGAATATAGCGCATTTCTAACACTAGACGACATTTTGCTGTTTGGATTGATATTGGACTTTAGCCACGAATCAGCATCAAACGATTTAGAACTCGATGAAACTTTATTAGCACTGCTGGAATAAAGACCTGTTTTAGTAAGCCATTTCTCTGCGGAATCTAAATCGATTTTTGAACCGGTCGATTTATTCCTATCAATATTCTTTTCAAGCCATGCATCTGCGTCAAAGGTACTTTTAGTCGTACTGAGCTGATTCCTATCAATATTCTTTTCAAGCCATGCATCTGCGTCAAAGGTACTTTTTGTGGTATTCTTTGGAGCAGTTTTTGTTGTTCTGCGCTGATTCCTATCAATATTCTTTTCAAGCCATTCGTCTGCGTCAAAAGAATCTTGCTCTTTTCTTTCTCTATTATTGGATTTTCTTCTCTCTCTTGTACTTTCTGTTTTTTCATCATCTTTGTATTTAGTATCTTTTTTTCTATTTTTTTCTGATTTTTTATGATGGTCTTCATTAGAGTCATCTTCTCCTTTAGAAGATGCTTTATTTGACTCATTAAATTTTTTAGCAAAATCATCAAATTTCTTTTCAAACTCTTTCAACGCATCGGAATCCCTTGCTTCTTTAATATTTTTCTTGGCTTCCTCCGACAGCTTGTCGCCGACAAGTCTATCCGCAATACCTTGACCTGTAAGAACCTTAAGAACGGTATTAGTATTAACAGCAAGAGTCGTAATGTCTTTTGAAAGATTTGCTGCTTTATGAATAAAGCTATCACCTTTCTGAATCTGCGGTCCTTGAGCTAGCCTGAGCGCCTCGTATTTCTGTCTGAAAAACTCGTTCTCGAGCCTTGTTCTTTCGGTGGCTTCTCTTAATTCTTGATTGGATAAGTCCTTAACACTTCTTCTAGGTCTACTAGACTCAGAAGATGGGTTGTCAGACCCATATCTCTTTTTTCCTTCTGGGGTAAGCGAACCATCTGGATTCTGGTAGCGCCTAATACCCCATTTCATTCCGAGGATTCCATGGTGTTGGAGATTTTCCTCTTCAAGAAGTTCTTCGTATTCGTAAAAGTCCATGGTTAGTCCTCCTCAAACCCTGGTGTTTCTGCAGCGACATTAAGTCGCCATTCCAATTCTTTTGCTAGATCCTCGAACGACTTTGTTAAAAATGAATTTTGTGGTGGATCGAACACAAGACGAACCTTTGTGTAAATGTATGTTTTAACATCTTCCAAATGATCTACATCATTGCCTAAAAAATCGGACCACACTTCGGTATCACCTGTTATTTTGAATCCTCTGTTCGGACCCAGCCCCAACTGGTTCAAAACCGAAAAGCACGAATTAATGTTGACGATTAGATCTAGATCAAAAGAGTCCGTTCCGTCATCAATTCCAACAATCATTCCTTTGATTGTTTTCAGAATACTTTCTTCCATATATAAGTCCTCGCTATTTCCATGGGCACGTATCATTTGGTCTTCTTTCCAGAACTGGCTTTACTTCATTACCGTATCCGTAATGAATCAATCTATGTGTCCACGGAGAAGTTGTAATTAGATTATCCGGATCTAACAATCTGTCGCTTCCGGTTTCAAAATCCTGCAAAGTGATTGGGGTTATGTGATGAATTATCACAGATCGTCTGTCTATTAAATCGTATCCGTAGATTCCAAGATCACAACCATTATCTCTAATAAATATCTGTTCTCTCAATTGCTTCCACTCTGTTGAACGATAGAACATTTGGTTGATGTAGCGATCAAAGCCAAATGTTTCACTGCCAATTGATCCATGTAGCATCAAATATCTAACTCGTTCGTCGAAACTTGGAATCTGGATTAGTTCGTGATAGGTTTTAATAGTCTTGCTGTTGCTCATCTGAAGACCCCGATCCGCTATAAAGCTTAAATGACTTAAGCGCTTCTTCGTAAAGCTGCTTAATGTTCTCGTTGCCCTCAAGGGCTTTAATCCTTGCGTCCTTTAATTCGATCTCTTTTTCCAGAGCTTTGATTTCGGTTCGATGTTGCCTCGTCCCTAGTTTCAAATAATGAACAATAACCTGAGTCGGGGCATTTCCTTCGAGCAACATTCGCTCTGCTTGATCGATTGCGAGCCCTATGAGCTGTTCTTCTCTCGATTCTGGCGTTAGGGCTGGGCGGATGGAAATCTTTGCAGGGACTTCTTCCTTACTCTTTGTTTTTCGCATACGTGTTTTCACCCCTATTGGTTATGGAATATAAATAGTTTTATGGTAGTTTCATAGGAGATTGCTATACTTTTTGGAGGGGGCTATAGCAAAAAGACTTCTGGCGAACGCAACCCATTTTGTACATCTAAAGGAGGTAAACAAATGACGAAAAGTGGCAGAATAACCCCCTCTAAAAAATACAACAATCTCCCAAAAACCTCCCCCGGAGAATTTTTTAAG